TAAAGCAGTATGCTCGAGGTGAATTGAAAGACTTTTCGGGCAATGTTCATTTGTGTAAGTGGAAAGGTAAACCTTTTGCGTGGGAAAAAATAAACTACTATGATCACCCTTGGGAGATTGAAGCACACGGCCGCGAGCGTGGTTTATTTATACGCTGGTTTGAACAAAGCCAATGGAAAAAGTGTAAATGGGCGAATTATTAAAGTTGTTATTGTTATAAATAGATTAAAGTATCTTAACTTAACACACTATGGGAATTATGCTAGACTTTAAAGAATACATCACAGAAGAACTATCTACAGGCACATTAGAAAAAGCTTCTAAAATTATTTTAAAATACCTTAGAAAAAAAACAAGCATTAAACAAATGTTTGCAACAGCAGGTTTAGAAAAATTTAAAAATTCAACTGGCGCAGGTTACGGCCTTAGGTATTATATACCAGGCAAAAAGATAGAATCCTTTAGAATAAATTGGACTAACAAAGGTAGTGCCAGTGCTAATAACCTATCTTCTATCGATTTGTGGAATGGGTCTACGCAAGGACCAACCTATCATATTTCATTCGAAAGAGAGATATCTTTGGTCCAAATACTTCCGCAATTAGCCGATATGCTAAAGAGTGGTAAAATCAAATCAGGCCCTTTTCAATCCTATCCAACTGATGTATCTCTTAAAGAAAGCGCTGAACATCAACTTCAGGCACTTAATGAAGCGGCGGTTGATCCTGAAGACGCTTATTCAAACGTGATAAGTTTAGTAAGCTCACCTGGGTTTACTAAACAAAAAGTATTTAAAGTTTGGAAGTCTGTTGGTATCAAAATTTTTGATGAATTAGAGGCGCAAAATCCTGCAATAATTAAAAAGGTTGGAAGACAATATATTTGGAAAGGTTCTAAGAAAGATGTGAATAAACTACTTTCGCAGAAGTCAAATATCCTTGCAGCAATCGGAGTAGTAAATGGAAGTGTTAGAGGAGGAAGTAAAAAGGAAATTTATTCGCATGATCCTCAGCTAGATGAATTAGAAGCAAACCGTGAAAAACTTACGTACGATAAGCAACTTGCTGACCTTGAAAATCTAATTAAAATGACTGCATCTGGTGCATCTAATGCGCTCTTTATTGCAGGCCGAGGTGGTATTGGTAAAACATTTACTGTAGAAAAGGTTTTAAAAGAAATTGGTCTTGCGGATGGTAATGGTTACTTTAAAAACACTGGTACAGCATCTGCTGCTGGTATCTATTCACTTTTATTTAAGTATCAAAACGATATTGTCTTGTTTGATGATTCCGATGATGCATTAAAAGATCAGGAAGCACGTAACATGTTTAAAGCTGCTACTGATACGAAAAAGGTAAGGAAACTCGTATGGAATAAAATGGGCAAAAACGTTGTTGAGCCTGACGAATACGAAGATCCACAAGAACTTATTGATGATGGGAAGATTCCGCGCTACTTTGAATTTACAGGTAAGATTATTTTCATCTCTAATTTGAAGATGGATAAGCTTGATCCTGATGGCGCAATACGTACTCGAGCATTTATGATTGAGATCGATCCAACAGATGTTGAAATCTATGACTTTATGGAAAGCATCGTCGATAAGATTAAATTAGACGGTGATTTAAATTTAGATTCAGCAACTCGCAAAAAGACAGTTGACTTACTTCGAAAAGGAAAGTCATCTCAAACTGCGAATTTACGTAAACTTTCCCGAGCACTTAACATGCAAGCTGGAACAATACAATCAGGCGTAAATATTTCGGATGGTGATTTAACACGGATGATCGAGACATATGCTTAATTTAAAATCTTTTCATATCTTTCTGGACGAAGGTACTAACCTAGGCTCAGGAGAATTAGGAAAACCTAATTCTAAAACAGGCGAAGCGCGCACTGACATACTTCGTAAACTAATACAAGCTAAAAAGCCACTTGAACTTGTAAAAGGTGGTTCAATTGTTGTAGCAGATATTGACGCTGCAATGAAAGCAATTGATCAATACGAAATTGATAGTAGTATATTTGCGGTGTTAGACGCTAAAGGCAATTCGATAAAAATTACAGAATTGAAAAAGTCTGCGCCATTTGGTGGAGGAGGATCTGGTGCGGGTGGAGGAACTCTGCAAACGGCTATAGCAGAATCTGCACAGTGTGTATGGTGTGTTGCAATGCTTGATTTGGGAGTATCAACACCTATTGATGATTTTACGGACGAAGTTTTATCAAAAGCGTTTAAAAAGGTCGATGTTGGTAAAACATCTCTTAAAGAAATTTTAGAAATTGACGATGCATGGAAAAATAGTTCGTATCTTTCTTCGCAGCTTTTAATTAAAGAAGGTTATATCAAAAGAGGAATGGTATTTCACCGTGATTCTAAATTGATGAAATCAATATATGCTGCTAAAGACACCGCGTTTAAGAATAATGACTTTCCAAAATTTACTGATGATAAATGGAACCCAGGAGATATTTGGGCAGTAGGTTCTAACTTCAATGTTAAGTCTTTAAATACTGCAACGGTTCGTGGATTACAAAAGTCTATATTAGAAAATTTTGTAAACCGTGAGTGCGTTGCTATTTCATTAAAGAAAGTAAATAAGACCGCGAAATCGAAACAACTAAATGTTGAACTTCCGCCTGATACAGATGACTATAAGGTTTTAAAATCTGCCGCTAAATCGATAAAATCAGGCCGTGGTGATATATGGTCTTCAAAAGGTGGAACTATTCAATACGATGACGGCTACCTTATGGTTAAAGACAATAGCGCTTATGGATCTATTAAAGCAGAAATTGCAGGAAAAACTGCCCGCGGCGGAGGTGTTGGTTGGGGTTATATAAAAGATTCTGCTAAACAAACACTCAGTGTCGTTCTTCCAGAAATTAAAACAATCGCAAGAGCTGCAAAGAAAATTGCAAAAGGCGATAAGAAAGAATCTGAAAAAATGTTTAAGCTAATGGAAAAGGTTGAAGGAATAACACAAGATGATTTCGATAAAAACATACAAACTAAAAAAGGTGACTGGATCCACGCAAAATTAGGAACTCTTTATTTTATTGAAGCGGTCGAAAGATTTGGCGGTAAAAAGACTAATCGGTGGATAACCAAATTAATTAATTACGCAGGAAGTAAGACTGAAGACTCTTCAGCATATGTTAAAATTTATGAGTAACGTATTAGAAGCAGCATTAGCATTTCATAACGATAACCAAATACCATTGGCTCATAATGTTTTCCGCCCTCATTCTGAAAACTACTATAAGCTGTTCTCCTATGCACGGAATTTAAAAGAGTCAATTCAATTAACAGAGTTTGATGAGTATTTACTTTCAACTGACATTGGCGAATTTGGATTACACGAAGGTGAAGAAGTACCTTTAGATCACCCTTTCATTAATGAAGCTGCAGAATACAAAGGTAAAGAGGTTAAATTAAACGACCCTAAGCGTGGAGGTAAAAAGAAATTTTATGTTTATGTTAAAAACGATAAAGGTAACGTAATCAAAGTTCAATTCGGAGATACATCAGGTTTATCTGCAAAGATAAATAACCTTGCAGCGAGAAAATCATTTGCAGCACGTCACAAGTGTGCTGCTAAAAAAGATAAAACAAAACCAGGCTATTGGTCTTGCAATCTTCCTAGATATGCAAAAGAGCTTGGACTAAAAGGTGGAGGAAACTTTTTCTGGTAATGAGTAAACCGTATATAGATAAGTACACAGATAGAAGTACTCGAATAAGAACTTTCAATCATTTGCTTGAGTCCGACGAATTAGTTTGGCACAGAGATTTAAAAGATAGAACCGTAAAGGTTATTGAAGGTAACGATTGGTATTTCCAAATGGATAACGAAATTCCTAAACTAATGGAAAAAGGAGTTGAGATGTTTATTCCTAGAATGGAATATCATAGAATTTATAAAACAGGCGACAGCGATTTAGTATTAGAAATAAAAGAACCTTCTATAAAATCCTTTAGTTCTTATGTAGAAATTTCAGAAGCTGCAAAGGCCGGAAAAAACGTACATATGACACACATCGAAGACCGCGTTATTTACGGTGGTGTAAAAGGATCCCGCGATGCTATAATGGCTCTTCGATCATTGAGAGATATGTTAAGCGGTTCATCTTCGAAAAACACAGATGTTACAGTAAAATGGGATGGAGCACCTGCAGTATTTGCTGGTGTAGATCCTTCAGACGGTGAATTCTTTGTTGCAAAAAAAGGTATATTCAATAAAGAACCTAAGGTTTACAAAAACCACGCTGACATCGAAGCAGATACAAGTGGTGATCTATCTACTAAATTGAAAGTAGCGTTTGACGAATTAAAAGATTTAGGCATTAAAGATGTTATACAAGGTGACATTATGTTTACAAAGGGCGATGTAAATAGTGAATCTATCGACGGTGAAAAATATATCACGTTTCAGCCAAACACGATTGTTTATGCGATTCCTGCAAATGCTGATTTAGCAAAACAAATTTTAAAGGCGAATCTTGGCGTGGTGTTTCATACCACTTATAAGGGCAATTCTTTCGAAAACATGAAAGCTTCTTACGGAGTAAACCTTGGAGGTCTAAAACAAAAATCCACCATTTGGTATCAAGACGCTAATTATAGAGATGTGTCAGGGACAGCAACGTTGACAAACCAAGACACCGCTGAAGTAACCTCATCACTTTCGAAAGCAGGAAAAATATTTCAAAAAATAAAAGGAACTACTCTAAGAGAACTTGAAAACAACATTGATTTAGCTATAAAGATTGAGACATTCAACAATACACTGGTAAGAAAAGGCGAAAGAATTACTAATACAAAATCGCACGTCAAAAACCTATTAAAATGGTTTGATAACAAATTTGCGAAAGAAAAAGATAAGCGTTCAAGCGAAAAAGGTAAAGCGGCGATTGATGCTAAAAAAGAAGAGTTACTTAAGTTCTTTTCATCAGAAAATAAGAAAAACCTTGAACTTATGTTTGAGCTTATGAACGCTATCGTGGACGCCAAATTACTTATTATAAATAAACTAGATAAGGTAAAAAGTATTGACACCTTTGTAAGAACTAAAAATGGATTTAAAGTTACAGGATCAGAAGGATTTGTCGCAATAGACAAAACAACAAATGGTGCGGTAAAGTTAGTAGACCGCATGGAATTTTCAACAAACAATTTTTCAAAAGACGTAATAAAGGGATGGGAAAGATAACACAACTATTGTCTGAAGCGAAAACCAGAAAAGAAATTTCTGGATATATAGACATGGAAGATCCTCAGACAAAAAAGACTCCTGAGAATCCTGCTATAGTGATACTAGGCATTGGGAAACTTGACTATAACACGCTTAAGAAGGATGTTGAATCTAAAACAAAGGATTTGCTTAAGTTCGCTAAAAGAGGTGATTTCAAATTTCTCTATAAACAAATGGGAAAAATAGACGACTATAGCGCACTTCAAGAATCGCCATACCAAGCGTATATAAGGACCTTAATTCAGGTTGAAGAAAAAATGGCGAGTGGTCCGTATAAAGCAAAAATCACCAACGCAAAACGATAAATACGATGAAGTCATTTAAACAATTTAACGATGCAAAGGTTTCAGAAGCTGTTTTTACGTTTGGAAGATTTAATCCACCTACTATAGGGCATGGTAAACTTCTATCAAAAGTCGCTAAAGTCGCTAAAGGTAGTAACTATAGAATTTACGCTTCGCAAAGCAACGACAAAGATAAAAACCCATTAGAGTATCGCGAAAAAATAAAAGTAATGCGTAAGATGTTTCCTAATCATGGTAGAAACATCATTGAAGATATAAAAGCAAAGACAGTCTTTCACATTGCTACTGCTCTTTACGATCAGGGATTTACAAAAATCAAAATGGTTGTAGGATCTGATCGGGTATCTGAATTTCAAAAGTTGCTTAATAAGTACAATGACGTAAAAGGTAAACACGGATTTTATAATTTTGTAGATGGTATAGAAGTTATATCTGCAGGTGAAAGAGATCCAGACGCTGAAGGTGTTAAAGGAATGAGTGCATCTAAAATGCGCAAAGCGGCCGAAGAAGGAGATTTTAAATCGTTTAGCTTAGGATTAACTAAAGCGTATGGAGAAGATATGACGCTGTTTAATCTTATTCGTAAAAGAATGGGTCTGAAAGAAAAAACAAGTTTTAGAGAACACATTCAATTGCCACCTCTATCCGATAAAAGGGAAAGGTACATAGCTGAAGAAATATTTAATATAGGTGATACTGCGTTTTTCAATAATCAACCCGTGGTTATTAAACATAGAAAGTCTAACTTTGTTATTGGCGAAGATAGCAAAAAGTATTTCATTCATTCACTTGCGATCACGTCACTTGAAGAAAAGTTAAATCCTACTTACGGAAAAGGTCTTTCGAAATCGACTAAATCGAAACGACAAGCACAGTTTAATAAGCAAGCTAAATTAGACGATGACGATCCAAAGGCGTACAATCCAGCGCCAGGTGACGCAAGAGCGAAGACTAAAGTTTCGAAACATACCCTCGCTTATCGTAAAAAGTTTGGAGAGTTTGTAGAAATAGGTAAGGCGGCCGCCGATCATAAAAAAGATACACCTGGCCAAATTGACGAAAAGCAAATTGCTGGATTGAAAAAGAAAGCAGAAAAATCTGGTATAGCTTATGGCATATTAAAGCAAGTATTTGACCGCGGAATGGCTGCTTGGAAAACTGGTCACCGCCCAGGAGCAACACCTCACCAATGGGCATTTGCTAGAGTTAATTCCTTTATTACTAAAAGTAAAGGTACATGGGGTGGAGCAGACAAAGACTTAGCAGCAAAGGTCAGAGGATGATATCGTTTAAAGAATACGCTGAAGGAACTGGTAAAAGCGAAACATGGGAAGATGGTTTCGAAAGACGCGTTGTTAAAACCACTAAACCAGATCATTTGGAAAAAGGATTCAAATGGCGCATTAAAGGTAAAGATCGCAACGAAATATCAATTAAACTGTATAAAACAAAACCAGATTTTGAAGAATACAAAAAACAAATGAAAAGAGTTGCAGGCCATGAATTTGGAAGGTGACATTATTATAAATAGAATAACAACCTTATGGGAACTATGAACATTTCAGAAATCAATCAAAAAAAATTATCGCTACTTGACGTAAGCCAGCTAACGGCGTTCCTTAATATTTTTAAAGGTGTGTCTAATCCAAAGGCCAGGCAGATTGTAAAAGATCTCACCCGCGAGCTTGGTACACGTAAGACAGAAGCAGTCGAAGAAGCTTCTGTTAAAGACATTATTAAGTCAGTAAAAGCTGCAACTAAAAAGATTGGCGGAATTATTGATAAAGTCATGGATGATGCCGAATTTCAAAAGGCTTACGCCAAATATATCGATAATCCTAATGATAAGAATAGGTTAAAGAAGATTCAAGACTATACAAATGGTATGATTGGCGATACGTTCGAATCAGCTCGTTTAAAAGAAGAACGCATTAAAGAGATATGTTCAATAGTACTTGGTGAAGATTTTGATCAAGACTTTATTTATGAAGATGCAGACTTTAGTAAACCTTCTATTATTAAAGAAGCGTACAAAAAATTTATAGACGAAAATCGCGCGATTGTTAACAATCCAAAAGGTATCAAAAGGTTTATTAAACAAGCAGAGAAAAAGTTTCCTCAGTATAAAGGTGAAATTGAACAACTTGAAGATGACGAAATTATTTTTCCAAACGATCCTAAACTAATTAACTTTTTTAAAGGTGCGCGAGAAGTCAAGTTTGTTCTTAAGGATTCTGTTGATCTTGAAGAAGCGAAAAAAGTAATTGCTTCAGTCGAATTGTGGAATGGCAAAAAAATGAAAAAGTCTTTTAAGGACCAATCAGCCGCAGAAAAGTTTATAAAGAAAACACAAGACGAAGAAGACGTTCGTGGATACAATATGTATGCAGAAGGTCTTGAAGAAGCAGTTAAATTTTGGACAGTAACTATTACTAAGAAAGCTGGTAAACTCTTTAAAGGACAAACAGTTGACGTAAAAGCGCGCAACTCAGCTGAAGCTATTAAGAAAGGGATTAAGCAAATGAAAGGTAATCCCGCACTAGTTCCAGGCGATAGTGTAGATGCGGTACTAGGAGAATCAATTGAAGAATCTAATAAAGATAAGTACATGTGGGGTGACATCAATAAGGCGTTGTCAAGCGCTGGTTTAAATCCTCGTATTATCATGAATGTTCTATCTAAACTTAAAGGTAAGGCGCTAAAAGAATCAAGAACAGTTGACCTTGAAAAGGCCAACGTATTAACTTATGACGAGTATGATGAAGTTCAAAACTTCAAAAACTTTAATAAGAAAGACTGGAAACGCAATGCCATTCAAAGGAAATACACTAGAAAGAAAAAGGTTTAACTTCAATCAAATCACTAATTTATTAATAAATGACAATGAATAAAGGGGAATCAACAAGACTAGACCGCATCGAAGAGAAGATTGATAAGCTCGCCGATGCCATAGTTTCTATTGCGAGAGCAGAAGAGAAACTATCCGGTCTTGAATCTTTAAACATAGAACAGCATCGCCAGCTTCAAGATCTCGATGAGAGAATGAGAATGGTGGAGACAAAAGTACATGACGTTGAAACATCAATGGGTGTATTAAACAAAGTCATTTGGATTGCACTAACGGCGCTAATTACCGGTTCAGTTGCAATGTTCTTTTTGGGGACACCAGCACTATGATGACCTTTTCACAGTTTTTAATTGAAAAGCCTTTGACACCTCAACAAAGAATTGCAAGAAGTAGACAAATGAAAAAGCTTGCTCCTAAGCTAGCAATGAAAAGAAAAATGGCTGCTAAGAAAAAAGCACCGCCAGAAAAATTAAAGAAAAGAGCGCAGGCTAAAGCAAGAGATATTATAAGAAAAAAATTCATTAAAGACAAAAACTATAATAGTATGTCATACGGTGAAAAAATATCAGTAGATAAAAAGGTGCAAGCTAAATCTGCTGCTATTAAGAAAATCGCAAGAAAACTTTTACCTGGAATTAAAAAAGCCGAGTCAGATAGATTAACGAAACTGAAAGGTGCCTTTAAAGGGAAAACTAACACTTGAGGCCACAGAAACCTCATAACGTATAAAATAACAAAGAGAAAGAAACTAATATGTATAACACAAATGATATAGAAACACTCTCTGTGGCCAACGCTGTAAAGCAAGTCATGGAAGGTAAAGAAGACTTTAAACCGCATAAAATGTATGATCCGAAAACCGGTGAAGAGTTTGAAGCAAAAACACTTGAAGATCATCTAAAGATGAAAAAAATGGGTTATACCCATGAAAAGCCAAGTGCAAAAAACGAAACTGAAATCGCACCTGCTGATCAAGCAGCGCACGATGATCACGTTGTCGATAAGAAAAAGAATCCAGAAAGCGAAAAGCAGACTGAAGAAAAAGAAGTTGAAGACGAAGACGAAGACGAAGTTGAAGAAGGTAACGAATTTACTGCAGCTGCTGCTAAAGCTAAACTTGCTGGTGAAGATAAATTCGACTTCGAAGGCAAAAGCTATCCAGTAGAAATTGAACAAGACGCTGCTGAAAAGATCCTTGGTAAAAAGGAATCTGTTGAACTTCAAGAAGCCGCAAACTTTGGCGACATCGAAAAGGTAATGAAGTGGGCCAAAAAGAATCTATCAGGTGCCAAGCTTGATATCTCTAAGAAATATGGTACTGCATTTATCAATCTTACTATTTTCAACATCATCATTCTTCGACTTGGTGGTAAAAAAGGTATAGTAGTTACTCACGACGATCGTACAAATGGTAAAGGTAAAGATTACGAAGAACACTTTTCTAGTGCAAACGATGTTATCAAATTCGTTCAAAAAATATATGACGAAATGCCAAAAGAAGAATCAGTTGAAGAAAATATTGAAGAAGCAATGAAACCTGCCGAATTTGTAAAA